TTGTCCTTCAATGCTATATATTTTTCCGACTTTTGCGCGCGGATTTCTTCTAGCGTCAATTGATGACCATAACAATTTATACTAAAACGCTTTAACAAGCCCTTTTGTTTCAATCTATTGCGCTGTTGCACCTTGAACAGGTATTGTGCCATGCATAATATGCGATCCGGGTCATAATATTCGCGAGCTGCATACAAAAACGCCAAATAAAAACTCAACATTGTATCAATTGTAGCTATTTTTACTTCGGCGCCATGAATTTTTATTATATTATAACTGTGACACGCTATTGGTTCATAAATAAACGCAACCGTATCAACCCCAACTTTTATCTCATAATGAGGCGCGACTATTTCCCCAATTGCCGGTCTTTTTATTATTTTTATGCCTTTCAACCCTATGTCTTCCAACCGTTCTTTTACTATTCTGGCCGTTGTTTCCGGGTCCTCAGATAATACATCAAAATCAGGATTTTTCTCAAATTTTCTTTGCAACGCCCTGGGCATATACGATGAATATAATGTCATCGCATAGCCTCCAAAGAAGACCACCCCTTGGTCTATTAAGGTATCTTTCACAGTTTCATATATCTCATCCACATTTGTATTATTTTCCATTCTTCTTTCAAAATCCACTTCGCCGCAATTGTGAGCTTTTAATGGATAATTTTTATTCAACAAAGTTAAACGCTTTAATACCTTGTCCCAACGACTAATATCACCAGCCGGTCTTGAAAGCTCTAAATACATTGACATTCTCAGAAAATTGGGGGGTGCATAATATATGCCAGATACTCTAATGGCCTCCTTTTTTATTGCATTAAAGATATCTTTGTGTAAATGCGTTACATCCGCAACGGGTGTAAAATTAACATATACTTTGTATGTTCCTTCGTGCAGACCATTTTTGGCTTCCACTTCAACAAACCCCTCTTTCACATAAATATCACACAACTCCTTTGCATCATCCAACGCATTTGGAGTGAAGAAATCGTAATCTGGCAATTCATAGTCCATATTATAAAACTGGTCTTCTTTCGGCAAAATCGAATTAATCGCAGTCCCGCCATAAGCCACCAACTTCTTTCTTCTTAGAAAATTTTCAACTATATTTACGATTTTCATTGTTTCGGGCGAATTGACTACATCCTTTCCAATTTGTTTTTCTGCTTTGTCTATTGCAACGCGCAGAATGGCCAATTCGCATTCATCAAAAGACATTGATCTATCGCATATTTCTTTCTTCATCTTCATTTTCATAGTTTTATTTAACTAATATACAGTTAGATAAAATAAATATGTTGTGGATTTAAATTTACCATATTGTTAACTGCTTATCCAAACAATCCTAAAACCGCGCTAATTAATTTGCTACACTTTTGCAAGTTTAAAATGAGTATTTAATATGTATATAATTTATAATATGAAAATAATAAGTTTAGGTGGAATTGGTGGTTGCGATTTAGCAAAAGCATTAAGGGATCTAAATCAACCCGCGTACCCATATGATTGGTTGGCAGCAACTCAAACTTTTGTAATAGATTCATTTAATGATATAAACAACTTTTTTATTTTTAAAGAAAATTATGTTTATGAAAACGATAAATTGCTTGTTTATAATAAAAAAGCGCTAATGCTTCACGATTTTAAAAATTTTTCTTTGCAAAAAGAAGAAATAATATCAAAATATAAAAGAAGATTTGAAAGATTAAATGAAACTTTAAATGCTGATGAGGACATCTTATTCGTTAGAATATATGATAATTTACAAGAAGAATTATACCCAATCACATATAATAATGTTTTAATTAGAGATGAAGAAAGCATAAAAGAATGGGAAAAATTTATTAATATTATTAAAAATAAATATAATAAAAAGGTAAAATTGTTGATAATTACTAGCAAAGAAGATATTTACAAAGGAGATTACGATAATATTATAATACAATTTACAAAAGAACACAAAAATAGTAAAGCTATATATAATATTATAAAAGATTTACAAGACAAAATAATATAATAATTTTGGATGTAGACATAAAACCTAGAAATCAAGTTATTTCAACACTTGACGCTCCGCTTTATGTTTGGATTGAATAATAATCCGTCGTCTTTGTCCTCGTGGCAAAATTCAACTCTGGTGGATTGGGTGGCGTCACTTGTATTGTCAATTGCTTATATCGTAAACGCTCTGGTTTCAAGACAAACGCGCTTCCATTTTCATCAAAAAATAATAATGACTCCTGCAGATTTGCGTCGAAAGTCTGGTATCTCATTGCTACAAGTTGGCACCCCATTTCTCTACACACTATTCCGCTAGGATTCTCCGGGTCAGCGCCAACATCAGGCATTGCAATAGTCATATTTTGTTTATTATATTCGGTCAATTCATTCATATCGGGCGTAAACTTAACATCGTAATAATTTAGAGCGCGCATAAATATAGAATTGCTAGTCATATTTACATACTCGTAGAAATCCTTATTATCCATAAATGCTGTGTTCAATCTATCAACAATAATAATAATCTTGCCCTTCAAATCCGCCAATTTAACATCTCCTAAATTGTGTGTATAATATGTATCCGTCGGATTTGTATCATTCATCACATTTGTAGACGGGTCGGACACTTGCTTAGAATACGTGTACTCGTAACTATAATGCGGTCCCAACATATAACTATCGTATTGCTTAAAAATTTGCGCGCAATTGGTCAACATTTTTTGGTTCGTGCTCTTTATTCTTAAATGAGTTATTATTGGGTCCGTTGGGTTTGGTGCGGTTGAACCCGAAAATCCATAATTTACTATTGTGTCCATTGCACTCGAAAAGGGAACGGAATTATATGTCTCCTTAACATAATAATTCGGGACTGTAGAAGTGGCAACCACAGGCTGGTCGTTTATCGAATAAATCTCAAAATCGAGTCCGCGCACGCCTTGTTTTAGTATAGTCTGCAAGGCGCATGTATTTACGAAATCGTTTTTATATGTTCCACCGCTACAGCAGTTATACGCCGTTTTAATATAATAATCTTTAAATGTGTAATCTTTATAGTCTGGTTTAGTGTAATCTATTGGTGCAATATAGCTTTTTGTTTGGCCATTTGAATACAATGCGTGCATTGCAGCACACTCTCTATTATTCAAGTTCACCATATAATAAAAATAAACCAGTATTAATATAACAAATATTACAATCATTGCAAAAATAGCGTTGCCTACAAACTCTTCCTTAAGTGAAAGCACATCTTTTGTTGTTTTTGTTAAAAAATCTTTTGTTTTTTGTGAGAATGAATCCGCCATATCTAATCTATGATAATATATTTATTATATATTATTATTCAAAAAAGTTAAAAATATACATATAAGTTATATAAACAAAATGCCCGGAGGTTTAATGCAATTAGTATCTGAAGGACAACAAAATATTATTTTGAATGGCAATCCGTCAAAAACCTTTTTTAAATCCACATATGCAAAATATACTAATTTCGGTCTCCAAAAATTTAGAGTCGATTTTGAAGGTTCAAAGACTTTGCGTCTATCTGAACCCTCTTATTTTACTTTTAAGATTCCTCGTTACGCCGACTTATTAATGGACTGCTATTTGTCCATTGACTTGCCTAATATTTGGAGTCCAATTGTCCCTCCCAATTCTGATCCCACCAGTTCTAATTATACTGAGGGTCAATGGATTCCCTACGAATTCAAATGGATTGAATATTTGGGTGCTCAAATGATTTCTAAAATTGAAATTACATGTGGTAACCAAACCTTGCAAGAATTCTCGGGCGCGTATTTGTTATCAATGGTGCAACGCGATTTCAGTGGGGCAAAACGCGCTCTATTCGAAAAAATGGTGGGTCATGTGCCCGAGCTATTTGATCCTGCGAATGCAGGCACTCGCGTCAACTCTTATCCAAACTCTTTTTATACTACAAATCAGGCCGGCGCCGAACCGTCGATTCGTGGTCGCACTTTATATGTCCCCCTGAATGCATGGTTCAATTTAAAAACTCAAATGGCATTCCCGTTGATTTCGCTACAATACAATGAATTGCACATAAATGTAACAATGCGCCCTATTCAAGAGTTATTCCAAATTCGCGATGTGTTTGACGCGGCAAATAATTTTCCTTATATTGCTCCTAACTTTAACCAATATTATATGCAATTATATCGTTTTTTGCAGACGCCGCCCGACATTGAATTGGGTCCGCAGTCTTACTCGGATTTAAGGACGTTATGGAATGCGGATATTCATTTGAACTGCACTTATGGTTTCTTATCAAACGAAGAGTCGCGCGTTTTTGCTTTGAATGAACAAAAATATCTTTTCAAGCAAGTGAGAGAAACGGTTTATTACAATGTGACGGGACCCAACAAGATTTCTACTAATTCCATTGGTATGGTTTCTAGTTGGATGTTTTATTTCCAACGCAGTGATGCCAATTTGCGCAATGAATGGTCTAATTATACAAACTGGCCATATCGTTATATTCCAAATGATTTAATACAAGCGCCCACGGATGGGACATACACTATTATTAGAGACGGCGCTCCGGTTACAATCGGACCGGGTGTAAACAGCGACGGAAAATTAACTGGCTGGATGATAACGGGACTGTATAATTTTGAGAATGTAAAGAATATTTTAGTCACTATGGGCGTTTTGCTAGATGGAATTTATCGAGAGAATGACCAACCTGCTGGCGTGTATAACTATATTGAAAAATATACGCGAACCAATGGAAATGCGCCAGATGGTCTCTATGTTTACAACTTTTGTTTGCACACTTCGCCGCTTGATTTGCAGCCTAGTGGTGCAATGAATATGAGTCGATTCACAACCATAGAATTGGAAACAAACACAATTATTCCACCATTGGACCCTTATGCGCAATCATTAGCAATTTGTGATCCGCAAACTGGTAATGTGATAGGTGTAAATAAACCAACGTGGAGGATTTACGATTACAACTTTAACATGGTTTTATTTGAAGAGCGCATCAACATGGTTACATTTATTGGCGGAAATTGTGGCCTTATGTATGCGACATAATAGAGTTGTTTATCTGCGTCGAATGGACCTTCTTCTATTTTTCTTCGACTTGTTGCGCTTCGACTTGTTGCCCCGTTTTCGACGAGACTTTTTACCTCCAAGCACACCAGCTAATTTTGCTGCTATTAATGCAGCGCCAGCGGCCGTTAAAACATACATGGCACATTGTCCCATTCTATCGCATAAAGTCAATTGGTCTCCATTAAAAGTTTTTTCCGTTATTTCTTCCAAGGGTACTCTTTTCTTTTCGCCACTTGTTGGATCTGTTAATTCTATTACTTTACCCAAGTTTTCAGCGTTCCATTTTTTATTTGTTCTTGCCTTTCGTGAAAATTCTGTGTCACTTCTTAATATTGGTCCGCTTTCAGAGTCTGATAATTGAGCAGGGTCCCATCCTCTATACAAAAAACCATTAGAGTTATCACTGTTTCTTTTACCAGTCCTAGTTTCTTTTTTATATCCTTGTTTTGCAGAATCATACTCTTTTTTAGTTTGAAAATCACTGCGTATATATCCTCGTCTATAAGGATTTTCTTCATTTTCTCCAAATGTAACAGCAGACATTTATATTATGCAAACATTTATTTATTTATTTGATAAAAAGGCGTTTGAAGCTAAAGGGCCGTCGTCAATAAATTCCCCACTTAGAGATGGTCTTGGTGGGTACTTTGGCAAAAAGGGTAGCATGTCTATACTTGGATTAAATTTTTTATTATAGAGTTCCATACCAACATCAAACGATTTTCTCCATTCATTGACCCCCTTGAAATATTGCACAGGAGCCAAATTTTCTGTAGGGCCATATAACTTGGCCTGAGTACCAATGTCGGTCGTCAATGTAGAATAGCGCGGAGTTATTCCACTTGTAAGTTTTCCCGCATCGTTTTGCCCTCGCACATCTTTGCGTTCGTATTCTGGTTCATATACTTTGGGTTGACAACCGTAACAATCCACATCACTCGTGCATTGCTCACCAGTCTTTGAACAACGCGCCAATGGACCACACATATTTTCACAGCTAAAAGTGGTGTTAATTGGTAAATTCACAGTGTGGCTGGTATCGGGCATTCCTAAATCTATGGTGGGTTGCGCGTACATGTCAAACCCCTCTTTAAAGTTATTACCACCGTGTTTGTCACGTTGTTTGTCACGATATTTGTCACGTTGTTTGTCACAAGATTTGGTTTCAATCAAATAACTGCCCCATTTTATTATTCCAATAAACATAAATGCAGAAATAACAAGCAAAATAATATTTATTGCCGTTTTTGTTATAAGCTTCATATAATATATTATTATTATTTTAGCATAGAACTTGGAAATAGGAGATTTTATAAAAATTTAGTATATTAATATAATATGTCAGACACATCTGAAACTCCCGCCATTGATGAAAAAAAAGAAACTACGAGTCCAACTCCTACGGACCCCGCGACTGAAGCCGGTACCTTTTTTTCAAATCTAGGGGTTCAATTATTAACTTTGCTTATACTTGTTATTGCCGGAGGGTTAATGCTTTGGAGCGCCAGAGTAGCTCAAACAAATCTCATGCCAACACTTATAGATGCGGAACCTTTCACTTCTGCAGCGTTGAGTATTGCAACTTCTCCAGTTAATATTAATGTAGTAAAAACAACGGCTAGCAACGGTGAACCAACAGTAAAATCAACAAAAATAGAATTCCCTCTTGAAGAAAATATGAGAATTATAAAATATGGTTTTTATGGTCTGGAATCAATTCGCGATTGGACAGATGGACCAAAATCCACTCCATTTTGGCGTTATCTAGGAACTATTTATGAAAAAATGATTATAAATTTTGTATCAAACACGACCAACTTTTACAATATATTGAATACAAACTGCAGTGAAAGCGTTATTGTATTTATTATGCCATATTTGTTGTATTTTATTTGGCCTTTTATCTTGCTGGGATTTGGTTCAATGAATATGCTTTATGGTTTATTTTTAATGTTTTATGAAATACCAAAACTTTTTAGTGAAAAGGATGGTTGTTATAAAGAACCCGTTTCTAATATTCAAGGCCCTGTTTACGAAAAGGATCGTTTTGACGAAAAAAAAAATGAATGGATTTACAAAAAAGATGCAAATGGTTTATCAATTCCAGAAATAAAGACTCGCATTAAATGGAATGACCCAGAAAATGCTACAACAGAAAATCGGCTAACATATTTTTGGTATATATTTTTAGTAATTTGTTCGATTTTTATGCAGGTGGGGCCGTTTACACTATTCTGTTTTAGCTTTAGAAGTCTATTTACAGCGCTTTTTCTACCTTTGTGTCTACAAGCGGTTCTAGTAGACAATGGGTCTGGCTCTAGCTCCGTGTCCACCGAAAAAGATGACAAACAACACAGCAAATACACATTGGGAAAAACAATTGTTGACATATTAAAGTATAAATTAAACATCATTATGTACATTGTCTCTTACTTTGTTGTTAAAGATGCTAGTTTATCAATGGGTACAATGGGTGCGGTTATTGCAGTTGTTGCTTGCATTATTGTTTATGCATTTTATCCGGGTATTTATAAACCGAGCAATGGAAATGGCTCTGAACTAACGGATAAGATGGCCGACTTTTATCAGGAAAGCAAAGATTTTATTCCTACAACTATACCTAGCAGCGAAGCTGAGTGTGATGTTGCTACAGGAGCCACAATGCCTCGAGTCGCGGTTTCGGAGACATCAAAATTACTGCCCTACAGCAAAACTCCCTTTGAAGGCGTCCCGCTTGCGCAGACAATCCAACCTTCAGCGCCTCCTGCCTCTTCAGCACCTTCAGCTCCTCCAGCCGACGCCTTGTTGAAGACGGGTGGTTTCAAAAAAGGACCTCGCCAAAGTAGAAAAAATTAAAAAGGTAGATAAATAAATTATTATTTAGTTTAAGATTAAATAATAATATAAACAAAAACAGTATAATATAAATAATTAATGGTAAAAAAATCAAAATCAAATCAACAACCAGAAACGGAATTGTTACCATTTGTTAGCATTTGTACCCCAACATTCAATCGTCGTCCTTTCTATGAAATGATAATCGAGTGTTTTAATCACCAGTCTTACCCAAAAGACCGAATGGAATGGATAATAATCGACGATGGAACTGATAAAATTGAAGACTTGGTAAAACACATACCCCAAGTAAAGTATTTCGGCTACAATGAAAGAATGAATCTGGGGAAAAAGCGCAATCTTATGCACGAAAAGTCAAAAGGTGATATTATTGTTTATATGGACGACGATGATTATTATCCAGCAGAGCGCGTAGCACACGCAGTGGAAACGCTTCAAAAGAATCCACAAGCAATGGTAGCTGGGTCAAGCGAGATGTACATTTATTTCAAGCACATTAATAAGATGTATCAGTTTGGACCTTATGGCCCAACACACGCAACGGCCGCAACTTTTGCATTAAGGCGCGAGTATTTGAAACACTCAAGGTACGAAGACAACGAGGCATTGGCGGAAGAGCGTCATTTTTTAAAAGGGTATACCGCACCCTTTGTGCAACTAGATTCAATGAAGACAATTCTAGTATTTTCGCATATACACAATTCGTTTGATAAAAAGAAGTTATTGGAAGATCAGGGAGCCAATCCATATGTAAAGGAGTCAACAAAAACTGTGGATGATTTTGTGAAGGAACCGAAAATCAAAAATTTTTTTATTAATAAAATAGACACGCTATTAGACAATTATGAACCAGGAAGACCTGAAAATAAGCCAGAAGTATTGAAACAAATACAAGAAATAACGGAAAAACGCAAAAAAATGCAGGAAGAACAGCAACAACAAGCGCAACAACTTATCCCTCTTACGCCCGATGTTATAAAACAGTTACAGGATCAAGGGGCGACTCCCGAAATAATAGAAAGATTTAGAATGCAAGGCGGTGTACCTGTGAATGGACCGCACAAACAACCGCCTTTTCATCCACAACAACAGCAACAAGTTAATCCCCAGATTCTACAGCAATATGAATTGCGATTTTCGGAACAACAAAAAATGATTCAAACTTTAATAAAAGAAAATATTGAATTAAAGGAGAATATATCATATTTAAATAAAAAGATGAAAGAATTGATTGAAGTAAAAATAGAAGAAAGGAGAAATGCTACTTTAGCGGCAGCTTCAACCGCCGCGGCTTTAAATTAAAAAATAGATTTTTGTTTTATTTTTGTTTTATAGCCAGCGAATACAAAATCAATATTAAAAGACCAATGGGTAAAAACAATGGTTCATAATAATTTAAATAAGTCCATAACATTATAAAAACAACAGGAAACCAATGTGACCTGGGTATCATGCTATAACATTGCTCCGTGCGAAAATATATCCACAATCCGGCGCACACAACAGAAATAATGACCTTATTGTCGAAAGAAATATAGTTGTCTAAAATCATTATATTTTATAGGTATATTTTATACTTGTAATGTTTACAGATTTATATTTGCAAACCACAAATCCAAAATTGCCCTTTTCCGCGTTATTTAGAGCGAACATCTTTAAAAATATTGTCTTGTCTGTAATATTTCACACGATTGTTTACGCAGGATTCAGCAATCTTGTGAGTTACATATTCTTTGGAAAAGTGTTGGGAAACGCGATTAACATTCGTCTTATAATTAGTTTGCTATTAATTATGTTTTTCGGTTTCTTTGCTAGGTTCGCTCATGTAAAAGAAATCTACAGAGCATATAATTATGATGATGTAAAAACGAGGGACCATTTGAATAAACTTTACATTGGATGGATATTTATATCTTAACCACCTTTCAGTAAAGGTGGTGCCAAGTTAATCAATCAAGAGTTTATTGAGCTAAAACTGTTTTAAAAATAAATATATAAATACATAAATATATAAATACATAAATATATAAATATATAAAAAATATTTATATATAGATAAGTTATAAAATGACATTTATCTATAGAAATGTACTTTCCAATGAAGAACTTCATTATTTGAATAATCTCCCCGAAGTTCTAACAGCCAAGGCTTCGTTGGATGCTCGACCATCTGGAATGGTCTATTTTTCAGTGACGATAACAGATTCTATTCGCACCGCTTTAGAATTGCGTTTTGGCTTACATCTTTCTGCGGGTTTGTCAAATATCCCTATGCGATGGATTAAGGGGGACACATCGCCGCACATGGATGTTGGTTTGTCGAACTTTGAGAATACATATTTACTTTATCTCAATGACGCACCTGGTGAACTCGTAATAGATTCGCAATCCTATCCTATCCAAGCTAATACGGGTTTTGCATTCAATGAAGGAATCACACACGAGACATTATATACAGAAAATATTCCTCGTCTGTTACTCGGCCCCATGAACGAACTGGCTGAACCGGTTGGGATTGATGTAACATTTTATTATCCAAGTGAAAGTGACGCAATTAATAATACTAACATAATTGTTAAATATGGCAGTTATATTATAGCACCTGTACCTGGATATAATAGTTGGAGAATAGCTCCTAATAGCACAGGCCCTTCATCAAAAAATGTAGTGTATAATATTGGAGATACTCTTGATGGAGATAATCTTAATGATTTTTATTATTTATATCCCTCCGTTCCGTGTTTCTTAGAAGGATCTACAATTCTCTGCCAAGTAGATTGCGTTGAAAAATATGTTCCAATTGAACAACTCAAAAATGGAACGCTTGTCAAAACCAGTTTAGATGGATATAAGCCTATTGTCTTGCTAGGAAAAGGAAATATACAAAATCCTGGAAATGATGAACGCACTGAAAATCGTCTTTATAAGTGTTCTCCTTCCAAGTATCCTGAACTAAAAGACGATTTATATATTACTGGTTGTCATTCTATCCTCGAATTCCCCATAACTGACAAACAAAAGGAAGACACTATTAAACATCTTGGTAAATTGTTTGTGACGGATAAAAAATATAGACTGATGGCGTGCGTGGATGACCGCGCTGAACCTTGGAACTCTGAGGGCACATATACAATTTGGCACTTTGCCCTTGAAAATAGCGATGAATCAATGAATTATGGTGTATATGTCAACGGCGGATTACTCGTGGAAACATGCTGTATACGGTTCATGAAAAATCGTTCAAATATGACATTTATTGAATAATTATTACAATGATTATAATAATTAACTATAATAATTATTTTTGTTGGTGCAATTTATAATTATTTCTAATTTGAAATATTTTTGGTGCAAACCGGAAAATAAGTTTTCAAGTTTTCACATCTATCTTGTAATCAAAACATATTTTTCATTCTTTTAATCATTCGAAAAAAAATTGATTTAAAGACAAGCGCGTAGATAGAATACACACAAACAATCGGTTAGACAGCAAGAATGGCTTACGAGTACAACAACAAGAACGAGTTCTATGGTTTCAATGACGACGATGACGAGTCCTGGCATTCCGAGTCCAAGATGACCAAGAAAATGAAGCGAGAATTGGCCGAGCTGAATAAGGAGGACAAGAACTTCTTTCAATTAAAGCGCAAGCCCAACTCCTATACCTCAAAGACCGTCAATGTTTTTGGATCTGGGGAGATCGGCACACCCATTCGAGACGCAATCACTGGTGTTCGCAACTATGCGCACAAGGTCGGAAGTGTGAGCGAGGATCTCTATTTCAAGGTGCGAGTTTGCACTGGCGAGGTTGGAAATAGAGACACACCCACTCTGTTCTTCGATTCGCCCGAGCAGTATGAGCGCCAAATGTTGGACAGACTCGACGCCAATGTAAAGGCAAAGTGGCACAAGAAGAATCAGGCCGCAAGGCAATTGCAGGATTGCGATGAGCCTCGCAACATGATGGTCTTGACCAGTGGACAAAAGGTAACAATGGTAAGGTAACGCTTTTCAAACCAGCTAAAAAGAATGGTAAAAAGAATGGTAAAAAGAATAAAAAATTTGGTTTAAAAACAACTCAAACAATATAATATAGTATGAACCTTATTAAATTGTTTTTTTATTTGCTATCGTCGCCTATTTTAAAATATAGATATGAAAAAACACTAATTAGTGTTCATAATGGTTACGATGAACGATATCCATTAAGTGAAAGCAATAATACTGCAAATATAAATGTAAATGAATTAGTCTTCTCAAACGATGACCAAATACTATTAGAAAAAATTGGAAAATATTTTATATACAAAGACTTTTTGAAAACGCTTGAAAACGACAAGGTATCTATTCAAGAAAAACTCCGCATTATTGAAGAGAATAATCTCTTGCAACCAAATGACGCGTATATTCAGTCGTTTAACCTGTTAGCCGGTGGAATAATGAACGACTTCAACTTTGAACTCTAAACATCATCATCATTAATGCTCTTATTATCGATGTCTAGATCCTCGTCTGCATCTTCCTTCGTATACTTTTCTAAATAACGGTAAATTCGATTTATATCTAATTTGGTTATTTCATAATTCTCAAACAGACCTATCATTTGACTGTCGTCATACTTATTTTTCAAGTCCAAAAAGAAGGAGAAAATGTCTTTTTGGTCCATTCCTAGTTGTTGACATAGATTCTGGATAAAAAGTGAGTTATTATATTCGGTGGAATACTTGGTTAGAACCTTTGTAAAACGGACTTCTTGTGGAGTATATTTTTGTTTCTTCTTAAAAGTGTCGTGGTATATTTTATTATTCTTAAATGTCTTTATCAAAGAACTCATTTCATTAAACTGCCATATTTGCTTTTGAAATGTAATTCTGTCGATGTAATCAGCAAAACACATATTTTGCAATATATTCAAGTAAAATGGAATACTTTGTTCTTTCGGCATTTTGCCTAAAACATCAATTATGTTTTCGTGCCATAATAACCCTACAATTGTCCTATCTGTTTCATTCATCAATGTCAAATGTTCTTCCATTGTGAAAGGATGATTTATAAGTTTTTGGGTTATTTTCTTTGCGTCGTCATTGTATGACTTGATTTGAAAAATATTTTGAATTATTTCATTTTTTAGCATGGATTGTTTTTTATTGTATATGTTTGCGATGGAATTTACCTTTCTCAAATCGGATTGCGCAAATCTTATTATATTTTGAAGCAACGACTCCTCCAAACTAGGCATAAGCGAATTTATAATATTAACCATTTGCGGTTGCGTCGGCAGTTTCAATTCAACTACATTACACACCTTCATTAGTTCCTTTATTTTTTTGTCTATATGATAATTACCTATGCATATAATGGGATTCATTGTGACTTCTTCCAGTTTTTGTTTTTTTGTCTTCTTGGGTCGAATAAGTTTTATAAGAGTGTTGATGCCGCCCTTGTCGCCGTTATTCATTCCGTCTATTTCATCCATTACTATGGCGATTTTTTTGATCTTTTTGTGAAACATTGACATGATATTTTTATCAGACATGTTATGTTTTGTTATTGTGTCTATAATAGACTTGTTTCTAATATCACCGGCGTCATATTTAACGACATCATAATCAAGTTCTTTCAAAATGTTTGTAACAAAAGTGGTTTTTCCGGTTCCTGGTTCACCATATACATAAATACCCTTTTTAAGCAAAGGGTTGCTCTTGTTCAATTCAAAATCGCGGAGTACATTTTTTATTTTCTCGGCGTCGCCTTCTCTCTTCAAAATTTTGTTTATTTCTAGCTTCTCCATCTTATATTTTTAGTAGTATTCTTTTTATGTTGATTTTGACTCAATTGCAGGGAACCAAGGTTCCC